GAGGAGCAAGCACACATGACCCTTGAGATAGAGACTACAAGGGGTCTTGCAGCACAGATACTAAGGCATAGGTCTTTCACTTATCAAGAGTTCTCACAGAGGTATGCAGACAGCACTCAGTTGGGAACTATTCCTTTGCCAGCATTGCGTCGTCAGGATATAAAGAATAGACAGAACAGTACTGATGATTTAGAACCTCCTTTAAAGACGAAGTATTATGCTAGAATGTTAAAGCATTTTGAGGAGGCAACAAATATATACGAAGAGATGTTAGAGGATGGTGTGGCAAAAGAGTGTGCTAGATTTGTACTGCCTCTTGCTACCCCTACTAGACTTTATATGACAGGTAGTGTAAGATCATGGGTACATTATATTGAGTTGAGATCAGGACATGGAACACAGAAAGAACACATGGATATTGCTAATGAATGCAAGAGAATCTTCTCTGAACAGTTCCCAGTAGTGGCGAAAGCCCTTACTTGGGTATAAATATCTTTACATTATTGTTTTATTATGCCAACATACCCTGTTAAAAACAAAGAAACTGGAGAGACAAAAGAACTCTCTATGACTATGGTAGCATACGATGAGTGGAGAAAAGAGAATCCTGATTGGGATAAAGATTGGTCCAAAGGTGTTGCTGGAGTGGGAGAAGTAGGAGATATGCACATGAAAGGAGAAGCAAACTCCAGTGGATGGAACGAGATACTAGATAGAGCATCCAGACAACCTGGTGCTACAGTACGTAAAAACCGAGACTATAGTTAAGTATGCCACGTAAGAAAAAGACTGACGATCCAATTGGTGTAGGACTGACGGCTAAGCAAATGAGACGGAAGAAACCTATTAATTCAGATCTCCTTGTAGATATTGATCCTCTTACTGAGAATCAGGAGAAGTTCTATAAAGAGTATGATGAAGGTAAGCATATCTTTGCTTACGGATGTGCTGGTACAGGTAAAACATTCATTGCATTATACAAAGCACTCAAAGAAGTTCTTGATTTAGAGACACCATACGAAAAGATTTACATTGTTCGTTCACTTGTATCTACACGTGAGATTGGTTTCCTTCCAGGAGATCATGAAGATAAGTCATATCTTTTCCAGGTTCCATACAAGAAGATGGTCAAGTATATGTTCCAGATGCCTACGGACACTGACTTTGAGTTACTGTATGGTAAGTTGAAAGAACAGGAGACCATTGGGTTCTGGAGTACCTCATTTATACGTGGTACTACACTTGATGATGCAATTGTTATAGTTGATGAATGTCAGAACTTGAATTTTCACGAACTTGATAGTATAATAACTAGAGTAGGAGAGAATTCTAAGATTATCTTCTGTGGTGACGGAGTTCAGACTGATCTCCGTAACGTTACTGAACGATCTGGACTAGGTGATTTTATGAAAGTTATTGCTATGATGGAATCATTTTCATCGATTGAATTTACTATTGATGACATTGTTCGTTCTGGATTGGTTAAGGAGTACATCCTTGCCAAGCATTCATTAGGCATGCTATGACATTTACCCATTGTAATTTTCTCGGTGACATTGAACTTGAAAAACGTGAAACTCCAGGCTGTAGACTCTATCAAGTCCCTACAGGTGATTGGGTTCCTTCGATCACTTCAGTTACTAGTTTCTATAATAAGCATATTTTCGCTGAGTGGAGAAAAAGAGTTGGCGAGGAGGAGGCTAATCGAATCACGAAGAAAGCGACCTCGCGTGGTACGGATTTCCATGAGGCCGCTCAAGGATATCTAGAGAATAAAGAACTTGATTGGAAGAACCATCTTCCTGCTACCCAATACATGTTTCACCATGCTAAACCATACCTTGATCAGATTCAGAATGTTCACGCAATCGAAAGGACTCTCTACTCAGAGTATCTTGGCATTGCTGGTCGTGTTGATTGCATTGCTGAATTTGAAGGCGAACTAGCAGTCATCGACTTCAAGACATCTGAAAAGATTAAACCAGAGAAGTGGATGGAGAACTACTTCGTTCAAGAAACTGCATACGCATGTATGTACTATGAATTGACTGGTATTCCTGTTACTAAGTTGATTACTTTGATGGTAACACCAGGTGGAGATGTAAAGGTATTTGACAAACGGAACAAAGACGAGTATATTAAGTTATTAGTTAGGTATATAAAGAAATTTGTCTCCTCTAATCTCGCATCTAATGGTAATGGATAAAGAACTAAATGAAGTGTTGGAGAAGAAGTTTCTTTGTCCATCCAAATTCGCACAAGACATTGAGAAGATTGTTATGGAGAATGATCAACTCAATTATATCGAAGCAATCATTGTGTATTGTGACGAGAATAGTATAGAGTTGGAGTCTGTGCCTAAATTATTATCTAAGCCTTTAAAAGAAAAGTTAAAGTACAACGCTCAAGAATTAAACTTTTTAAAGCGAACCTCACGTGCCAAGTTACCACTATGAACCCTGACGAAAATCCTTTCTGGGGTGAACCAACTCCAACAGATTTGTGGGACGACATGAAGAAACTTGATGATTTATATGCTGAACTTGAGTGGGACCATAGAGATTTACTTGAGATTGCAATAGAAGGAAATCACATTACAATTAGAAATAAATCTAGAGAAGGCAGGTGATGCCATTTGAAACATATAAAACTTATCTGGCAATGAAGAACCACTTCACCAAGGATAAGTATGATTACCACAAGTACTGTGGAAGGTCACGTGCTACCGTACAAGCATTCCATAAGCGTAAGGACAGATACTTCTTTGAGAAGATGTCTCGCCAACGTCCAGACAAAGAGATAGAGGATTACTTCCTTGCAAACTTTGTAACATGTAAAGATCCAGAGACATTATGGATAGGAGAAATAATACAGGAAGGCGATAAGAATTATCAGCAGTGGCAGAAGAAGGTACAGTCACTGTCTTATGTTTTTAAGGAAGATATAGATACTCTCTTTGATAGGAAGGTTGATGAGGTGTTTGATTGTTCTAATGGACACCCTCATATATTAAGAAGTTACTTGGGTGGATACACTACCTTGGAAACTTTGGTAATATGTGATAGAATATTTGGGTACGTTAAAAACTTCGATAAGGAACTACAAGATCCTGTGTGGGAAACCGTCAGCAGGCGCATAAAAAAGTACGCTCCTTTCCTAAATATTAATGTACCTCGTTATAAAAAAGTCCTTAAGGAGGCTATACTATGAGTTCGTTTTTTGATTCAGAACTAGTTCGTAAGGAGATGACAGACATCCAAGAACTTCAAGAAGAAGTTTATGGAAGCGTCTTTAATTTCCCACAGATGGATAGGGAAGAACAAGCGGATCATATTGAACTTCTTATAGAACTTCTTGAGAAGCAAAGGGTTCTCTATACTCGTATGAGTTTGTCAGATGATCCCGCTGCTAAGAAGATGAAGGAGAACATCCAACAGTCTGCTGTGATGATGGGCATGCCCAAAGATGTTGATATGACAACCGTCTTTGCCAACATGGAAAAGATGATTGAAGTTATGCGACAGCAGGTTGACAATAGTTCTCGTTGATCCTATAATCAATAGGTACATACAAGCCAAATCCAAAAACAAAAGCCAAATCTATGTCTTTTTCAAGTCTAAAGAAACAGTCTTCTCTCGGTTCGCTCACCTCCAAATTAGTTAAGGAGATTGAGAAGACAAGTACCACCAGAGGTGGTGCTGATGAGCGACTCTGGAAACCAGAACTGGATAAGTCCGGTAATGGTTACGCTGTTGTACGATTCCTTCCTGCACCTGATGGTGAGGACCTACCTTGGGCAAAACTTTATTCCCATGCTTTCCAAGGACCAGGTGGATGGTACATCGAAAATTCTCTAACTACGATTGGTGGCAAGGACCCAGTGTCTGAGTACAATCGTGATTTGTGGAACAGTGGTAACGATTCTGACAAGGATGTTGTTCGTAGGCAGAAGCGTAAGCTTTCATACTACTCTAACATCTATGTTGTAAAGGATCCTGTTAATCCCCACAATGAAGGAGGAGTCTTCTTATTCAAGTTTGGAAAGAAGATTTTTGATAAGTTAACAGCCGCAATGCAACCAGAGTTTGAAGATGAGACACCCATTAATCCTTTCGATTTCTGGCAAGGTGCAAACTTCAAACTTAAGATACGTAAGGTTGATGGTTACTGGAATTATGACAAGTCAGAGTTTGAT